ATTGAATCTCCTCTTGTTATATCAGTACAGGATGAAGACTTTACTCAGGTTAAAGATGCTTTAATCATACGTTCTAACGTAAGTTCTGTTGATCCTGTAACATTATTAGAACAAGATGCACAGTTAGATAGAAACTCCTTTAATCCTTCAACTAATGGTGACATTAGATTAAGTAAGAACCGTGTAAATGCTGCTATCTTTGGATTTAATGCCAGAGGTAATGGTCAACCATACATGATCCAGACACATACTGCTGCTGGACTAGCATCTAATGTAACACCTAATCAAGATGCTGATACTGTTAATATTGTTGGAGGTGTTAATACTGGTGGTACTAGAATCTCTTCTGAACAGTTAGTTTCATATGATGGTGTTGTTCCATCACCAGGTGATGTTTTACTTAAGGGATCATCAATTAATCAGTCTGGTTCTCTTGGATGGATATTCTCTAACTACTTTACTTCAGTTCCTGCAAGTAACATACTTAGCATTAACTATGTTGGTAACGTTGTTAGATTTACTTGGAGAGATTCTAACACTGGATTAGATATTGCTAATGAAGATCTTCCAGGAAGAGGTATTACATCTGGTTCTCAGATCAAACTTACTAACTTCTATCTACCACTTCTTAATCGTGCTTGGCAGGTATTACCATCAACATTTGTTTCTACAAATAATTGGGTAGAGTTCCAAGCATTTGATCCTATTACTAATGGTACAGAACTTTGGAATGGAGCAGGTGGAATAATTGATACTGCTCAGACAAATGGAGATCCAATTCCTACTGTGGAGTTCTCTAACTCTGATTGGAAGGAAGTAGGTGTACTTGGTTCTCAGGCATTGAGAACAGAGTCTGAGTCTATTGGTAACTACAAACTTGGTATTAATACCATTACAAGATCAGCACATGATGCATATGCTAATGGATTTGTATCTAATGCAACAACACCTCGTGCTAATTTAGATGTAATTGGTAATGCATATATCAGTGGTCGCAGCACAACAGATTACTTAGATCATACTGCATACAACGACAGAGAGAAGAATAGAATTTCTGATGCTCTTGTAGTTGGTTATCAAGACAATGCTAACCTTGATACTAAGGCAGAGATTGATGCAGAGGCAGCAGCACTACGTGTTTCTACTGAAGAAGTAGCAATCACAGAAGGTAGTCGTGGTAATAATGATGGTAAGGTTGGTATTAACACAACTAACGCTGAATTAGACAGAGCATTGGTAGTCAAGGGTGACTCCAGATTTACTGAAGATGCTAAGTTTGAGCGTGATATAGATGTTAATGGTGGTGGAGGAGCAGAAACTGCTGAAATTAGAACCTCTATTACAACAGGTGGATTCAACTTCGTTAATGATGCTGGATTTACTGGTACTTTAGCACTCTCTGGTGGTGCTCTTGATAAGAGTAATAGTAAGGGACTAGAGATTGGTAAGAATCTTCAGTACATGAGACTCATGGATGAAGGAACAACTGATCAGTTCTTTGTTCTTGGTACATCATCTGAGCATTTCAATGCATTAATTGGTACTACACCAGATAATCGTGCATCGGATGGAGCACAGACAATCACTAAGGTTGATATTGGTGGTTCATGGGATAGTTCAGAGTCCTTATCATATACTAGAATAAGATCTAAATCACTTAAGATTGATGGTGATGGATGGTTAGGATATAGAAGAGCTACTAACGAGAGTGTAAATCTATTCAGTAATGCAGGTGAAGTTAGCTTCTTCTCTAACTCTGGTGGTCCTTCCACTATTCAGTTTGCTACTAATGCATCTGAGATCAACATTGCTGGTCAAGGTGGTCAGACAACTATCAATAACCAACTTGAAGTCAAGGCATCTGCTAAGTTCCTTGGTGATATGTGGTTGTGTGGTGGACTTGCTTCCTTCTCATTCGTTGGTGAAAGAGGACAGTTAGGATCTGCTATTGATAATCATGATGATGGAGTACTTACATCTACAACATTTAATAAGAATATTGATATTCTTAACGTAATTGTTCTAGGTATTACTGACCCTGGATACAATGAAGTTGATACTGCTGGTCAAGGACTCTGGGGTGGTTCCTACTATCAGCAATCAAGAGTTGGTCTTGGTGGTAACCCAGTCGTTGAACCACAGGATCTACCTCTTCTAACTGCTGATGAATACTACTTACCACTTAAGAATCAACCTATTGATGCTAATGGTAATCAGTACTTTAGTGAAAATGATTACATCATTATTAACAGTGCTGTAGTTTCTGGTGGACATCCCGAAATAGTTCAGATTGTAGAACTAACAAGAACAGCAGTTGCACCTTACTTCTTGAAAGTTAAGCGTCAACCATTTGGAACATTTACTGGTCAATTAACAAATCATCCTGATAATACACCTATCTTTAAGGTCAATGTTCAGTTTGATTCTACATGGACAGAGCAAGCACTTGACAATACTGGACCACAGGATAATGTATATCTTGCTGAGTTTGGTGGAGCACTTACAGTTAATGATTATGTAATTATTGATCGTGATCCTGCTGCACCAAGTGTAGGTGAGGTTATTAAGGTTGTTACTCAACTTGATCAACAGGTTCAAACACTTAAAGTTACTAACTGTGGTGATCCTGATCTAACAGTATTTGAGGTTAACTCTGTAACTGGTGCAGTTCAGGTTGGTAACCCTGCAATTCCTGGATCTGGTCTTGTACTTAACAGTACATTAACATTAGATGGTGGTTGTGGTACTCTTAATAAGATTGTATTCACTGCTGATGCTAGTGCTGGTAATAACTTTGTTACTAACGTTGTTGTTACAACAAGTAATAAGACAATCGCTGACATAGCAGTCGGTGATTACATGAAGAATATCACTAATGAGTCTCCACAGACCATTATACATGATACTTACATCACATATATTGATTCTGCTAATAATGAGATTTGGTTGAACAAGCCAATAGGTGGAGCACAAGCTGCTAACACTACATTTGAAGCAGAGAGAAATGAGAAGTTTGTACTTAATAACGGTAACGATGTTACTACATTCGAGACTGATACATGTACAGGTACAACTACTATTGGAAATCATTTTGGTAGATTAGATTTAGTATTTGCTTCTCTTGGACAGGCAAGCAACTATACTAATACTGCTGCCATAGAAACAGCATTTGATGCTGGTTCGATTCCATTAGCATATAGTTTCTGGTTCGATCCACAAACTGATGCTGCTGGTGGTCCTAACACAACAGTTAATGGTAATGCTCAAGGTTCATCTGGTTCAGTTCAGGTTCCAGTTAATAGTCTTGGTGTTGGATCTGGTGCATTTGTAGTTAACGATATAGTATTTGTTGGTACAACAACTGCTTCTGCAACTGGTATTGGTGATTTCATCGTTGGTAAGGTTACTCAAGTAATTACAGGCAATAATCCAACGATTGTTATCGAACAGGCAGGAGATGGATTATATACTGACAAACCATTCGATCCTGCTAATGCAGTGTTCGCAAGTGGTAACATTGTTAAAAGATTAATCAAGCATCAAGAGTTTGCTAATGTAATGGATTCTCAGGAGAGAACCAGAATTAAGTCTGGTGCTTCTTCTACATACAACTCTACTATTATTGATAGAGGATATATTGTACAGCAGAAACTTGATTATCTAAACTGGGTATGTTTCGCTGATGCAACTGGCAACTCTGTATTCTGGACTGCTGTTGGAGGCAGATTAGATGGAGTAGTTCATCAATCAACGATGAATGAACAGATTAGAGATGGTGCTATTCCATTCAGAACTGGTACTCTGAATATATCAGAAGACTTGAGAATGCTTGGTGGTAGTATTGAGATCTTTGATTCTGTTAACCAGACTAGAATGTTCTCATTCGTCAACGATGATGGTCATGCTGATCACTCTGGATTGATGACATGGCACGCTGGTGTTGTATCACGAGGTGACTTCTATCTATTCAAGGGTGGTGACCCAGAGAACGTTATTCTCAACCCAGATAATAACGTAGCATCATTCTTCGTTGATAACAATGGTAATGCTGGTTCTGAGAAATCATTCACAATTAGTGGTCAAGCAGCATCAGTTCCTTCTACATCATTTGAACAACTTTCCATTCAGAATCTCGGTCCTAGTGGAACTAAGAAGTTCGCAATTAGACAGGATAACTCAATATCTTCATTTGGTGTTGATAACTTCTATACTAATACTGGTGGTAGACACGCACGCTACTTATCATCTGCATCATTAGAAGCTGATTTACAATTGATTGCTAACATTGTATACATGGTCAATGTTCAATCTACTTCTACCTTAATTCTTACACTACCAGCTGCTCCTATAACTGGTGATGTTGTTAGGATTGTTGAGGTTGGTGGACAATTGAGTTACAATACTACATTATGTTTAAGAACACCAGAAGCTTCTGGAACTCCAATTCAAGGAGATAACACAGGAACATTACTTGGTGATAGATTAAGTCCTTATCCTTCGGGTGAATTGGTTGTTCAAACACCTAATGCTGGATTTGCTCTAATATATCTCGGACCTACTGATAGTAATGCTCAAGTTGGTATACCGACTTCTGTTCTAGGCTGGTGGTTGATGGAGGTTTAATCAATGGCAAGTTATAATAGGATAAAAACATCAAAGGTTTCTCCTATAGGAACCATAATGCCTTGGACTGGATCTTCCAGTTCATCGGCAATTTCTCAAGATGCTGTTCCAAAAGGATGGGTTGTATGTAGTGGTCAAACACTTAAAGCAAATGACTATCCTTTACTCGCTCAGTTATTAGGAAATACATATGGTCCATATCAGGTAGCAGGTGGACCTCCAGTAGGAATACAAAATAGTTATCCTGAATTTATGGATACTGATTTGTTTACACTACCTAATCTTAATCAGACTGCTCTTGTTGACATTGAATCATCAAGAGTTGCTCCAACAGACATGGCAGTAATAGGTGCTTATGTTACAGAAAATGGAGCAGATGCTTCTCCATTGACAAATATTGTATCATATATTGATGTTAATTTTTCTATTGAGACAGATAGTGAATTAGCAGGTAAGATTACAGGACTTTCAGTTCAAGATCCTGTTTATTTTGATACAGTTAGAATTATTCCTAGAAAATTGGGTGTTGATCATACTCCAGCACATAGTCATGCACAACCAGAAACTCAGAAATATCCATCAACCATTCTTGCAGGTGGATATGTAGGATTATTTGAAGCAGGTAATTATGATGTTCAAGATGGTCAGTGGTCTACTGCTAGTGCAGTACCAGTTAACCCCAACGAATCTCAAGCAGACCAGTTTAATCCAGGTACAGCAAAAGTTACTTGGTATGATGAGGCAAGTCAAACTTTACCTGATATGTCAGGTCACAGAGACTTTACAGGTGCTGCTGCAAACGTTCCTATAATTCCTGGTAGTGGTAGATTTGTTCCAGGTTATGCTAATACTGGTGATCCTGAAAATGGTGGAGGATATACTGATCCTAATACATGTATTATTAACCAACAAATGCCAGCATTAACAGTTCCATTTCCTCCAGTTGGAACATACCAAGGTCAGAGAAACTATTATACAACAAATTCTGATGTAGATATTCAAAGAACTGGTAATGTTGCTGAAGGTGGTGAGTCGTTTCCATATCCAGTTACATTAAATCATCAAGCAGATGTTTGGAACTCAGAATCCTTTGCATCACACAATCATTTCACGATTGATGTTAGTATGAATAAGGGTCAGATGCGAGTTCCTGGTACTGTTCTCATAAATAATATGACGACAGGAACTATATCACCAATAAGTGTTGACAAAGCATTAAGTGTGCAAGTAAATCCTAATACACCGTCCTTAACAACTCTGATAATAATGAGGGCATATTAATGGCAGTATATTATAATAAAGAGAAATCTAAGATAGGTACTACCACTGGTACTATTATTAATTGGTCTAAACAACTAACATCAAATGATCCAGATGATCAGTCAACTAAGTTTGATTTACCTGCTGGATACTTAAGATGTGATGGAGCAATATATGCTGCTGAAATATATCCAGAATTAGCAGAAATAGTAGGAGTTGGTACTCTTTGTAGATATAGAAAGCCAGAACAAACATTATTAGATAATCAGTTTCAATTACCAGATCTAGGATCTAAGAAGATCAGAGCATCTAGTGGTGCTAACTTAGGGGATTATATTGATCTTTATATTCCAGATGATAATGTACCACCAGATACTATTAAAAAATCTGGAGTTGGATTGGATGTTCAGAGTAATATAGGAACATCATATGAGATATTATATCAAGGTAATTTTTTCTTACCAGCACAACAGATAGAAGTAACTGGTCAACCAGGTTTTACTAGAACTACTGGTAACTATACTGAAAGTATAGATGTATTGCAGAATGCAATGATGCCACATGGTCATTTCCATGATGGAACTAGAACTAGGATTGCATCATCAACTGGTAATGAGTTTTCAATATTTGGTAGGAACTCATATATCAGAAAATCTACATTATGTGTAGTAGATTGGGCTAATAATACCAGACAGAATTTATGTCAATTGGTTGCAACTAAGTATAGATTATCAGGTGTTACACAGGTTGAATCAAACTGGACATCATGCACAAGAACATATTATGGTGGTTGTTTTAGTGGATGTGACTTTATATCTACTAACAATTGTTTGATTCCTCAAGGATATACTTGTGCTTTTCCAGTTTGGAGTGGACAGTGTTCTGGTTCTGATATGAATAATGCTTCACAGGAAGTATCAACTTGTGGAACTATAACATATGAAGGAACAACAGCAGTTAATATAAGATCATCAGGTTGGCCAGGTTGTAGTGTTGGTGGATTTTGGTGTAATGCAAAAACATCACTGAGTGGTACTTATGGTCCTATGGTTAATGGTGTTTTACCTGCTAACTATACTGAGGAGAACCTTCCTTTTGATGCATTTGCTGATTCAACAGATGATACTTACTATGCTGCTATTAATAATGTAACTAATCAAACAGAGCCTAGTGGTAATGATGGAACGCACAGACATTTTGTTAATTTCAGTGCTACCAACCATACATATGTTGTGAACACAAATCCAACATTTATACCTGCTATTGATATAAAATCAACTATCACTATCCAAGTAAATACTGAGAACAAAGCAGATCAATTTGTTCAACCTTATATTGTACAAGAGTTTCTAATTAAGTATTAATGACTTCAGCATATCGCAACAGATATAGTAATTACTATAATGACAAGGGAGGTAATCACCAACCACCTGGTAGTATATTACCAGTTCTTGTTGATGTAAATTCTGGTGCTGGTAATGAGGATCCAGAATATTCACATGAAGGATACATGTATTGTGATGGAAAAGAATTAAAGATTAGAGAATTTCCTATACTATATCAAGCAGTAAAGAATACTTATGGTGGTTCTACACAATATGTACCTGAACAACCATCATCTAATGGTGGATTAAGACAATTATTTTGGATTAATGATAAGGCATTCTTAAGTTTTTATAGAGACACAACTGTTGTTGCTAATTTGAAAATGCCATATCCTTATGGTATGTCAGTTAGGATAGCAGCACAGACTACAGCTTTTACTGGTAATATTTCTACTGGATCACCAGATGTAACTTCTATACCAGCATTAGACATCAATAAGATGAATGTTGGTGATACAATAGAATTGATGCTTAATAATGGAACAGTAACACTTCCAGTTAATACTACTGTTTTAAGTAAGGATGCAGCAAATAATACTATTAGTTTAAGCAATAGTTTTACTGGATCTGGTAGTCAAGTCAGTGCTCAATTAGGTGTTGGTATAGGATTTGGATCAATAGGACCAGGTGTATTTGAATTTAATACTTATTACCAAACTAAAGAACCAACTGAGGATGTTTCAGCACAGATTGGTTTTGGTGAATTTGTATATGAAATAGCACAGTGGCCAGATGGAGTAGATCCTGCTACATTACCACAGAGTACAGTTGATTTTGTAACTGGTGTTATGCCTAACACTATTGTCTTTAAGAATTTTAGTATGAAAGATGTTCCATATAATGTGGGAACATTTTTCTTACCAGATTATAGAGAGAAGATTGTTGCAGGGTATGGTTCAGTAGATGGATTAGGATCTCCAACTATAGAAAATAGTTTACAGAATACTGTTGGACAAACTGGTGGGTCTTGGTATATTGCACAAGATCAATTAATAGATGGTGGAGTATTCTTTGATGTTGGTAATGTAAAAACAAGTGGTTATGCTGGTATTCAAGCAGATATATCATCATATGTTACAGGTACAGTAGAAACTACAATGGGTCCAATTGAGGATCATATACTCTCAAGACCAATAGAACATTTTCATAATATATTATCATCTGAACCAGATGAAACATTGCCAGCAGAGTTTGGTGGTGTTCCTGCTGATCAATATGCTGTTTTATATTCTAAATCTAGATCTAATATTTTACCATTTGAACCAGCAGGATCTGGTGGTATAGCAAAAGGTCACTCTCATGGATTGTCTGGAGCTCCATTGAATGATGGTAAGATGGCAACCTATGGTAATACTGATGGTATTGGTGCAGATGATGGCAATGATCCAAAGAAATGGTATGTTACATCAGCACCAAGTTTTACTATAACAAGTATTACATATGATGCTCCTAATGATAAATGTCTTGTTGCAACAGCTGATCCTCATGGATACCAATCTGGTGATTGGGTCACTGTTAGTGGTGCAAATCCAACAGAGTATAATGGATCATTCCAAGTATTAACAACTGGATTAACTCAAAATGGATTTGAATATGATCCAACATCAGATGCACAACCAAATCCTCCTGGTACATCTCCTGCTGGTGGTACACCAACAGTTAAATTAGCTGCTGGAACATTTGATGAGGTTCCTTCTGTACCTCAACCAAGAGCATATGTTATTGATAATACTACAATTATTGGTGGTAAAGCAACAACTATAATAATTCCAGGATCAGGTGTTACTTTTCAAGATGATGAGTTATTGAGTCCAGGAACTATAACTATGAATCCAGTTCCTGCATCTACTGGAGAGGTAACACAGATAGAAGTTAGTTTACTTGCTCCAGGTGGAGGTGGTGCAGACAGTGATAATTCAGGAACAAATGCTGGATATGCATATGCCACATTTACTGTAGATGGTACAACATATACTGTTACAGCGAATGGTGGTCAAGGTGGTGAAGCAGGAAGTAGTGGTGGACAAGCAATATTAAATACAAGAGATTGGGTTGCAGTAGGATCAAATAATATATCTGCTGGTGCTGCTGCTGTATGGTCTACTTTCTTGTTGAACAATGGAATTTATCCATCAGTTCCAGCTCTTAATCAACAAGACCCTAACTTAGGAAACTGGGTAGAAGGTGGTGTTGGTATTGAAGTAGATGCATCTCTTGCTGCTGCTGGTTTTAATGTTGAATTCCATGCTGATGGTAGTTCTGAACTTGATTTGTATAATCCTGATGGTAGTTTGAAGCAAGGTAACGCAACACCACCAAATACTTCAGGGCCTGCTGTACCTTATACCAGTAGTCAAACATTAGTTGTTGCTGCAAATACTCTACAACTTGGTTGGAATCAGTTGACATTTAAAGTTAGAAACGATGCTGCTGGTGGAAGTAATACTTGGGATCAAAATCCTGGTGGTATTGGATTTGTTGCTACAAGAAATGATACTGGTGCAACCATATTTACTTCCAGAGGTAACTGCACAGGTGGAGTAACTACAAATACTGCACCAGGCACTGGTGGTGGTGCTGGTGGTCTAGGTGGAACTCTAACGTTACCACCAGGATTGGCAGATGAAGATTGGTTTACATATACAGAAACAACAGGACAAAATGGACAGAATGGTGGTACTCAAGGTACTGCTACTAGTGAAACAAATGGTGGTGCAGATATAGGTGGTCCGCCAAAATTGAGATCTTCAGGTGGTGATGGTCGTGCAAATAGTTTTACTACAACGACTAATCTTGGTAGTCAAACTTTCACTGCTAATACAACTTGGAATAATCCAGGCCCTCTTCCTGGAGAACAGTCAAGAACAATATTTCTTGCAATATCTGGAGGTGGTGGAGGTAATGGTAACCCTACTGCTAACTCTGGTTGTCAAGCAGGATCAACATCACCACCAGGTTCAGCAACTGACCCTAGTGATGGTAGTGCTAATGGTGGTACAGGAACTAATGGTGCATTAATTAATGCACAGTTGTTAGTAAATCCTACTACTATTGGAATAGAAATTGGACAAGCAGGTGGACAGGGATCTAACGTTAGAGATGGTTATAATGATGGTACTGGAAATGAGGATCTATCTGGTGGTAGTCCTGCTACAGGTGGTTCAGGTCCATCATTTGGTGGTAATTCAGGTCTAGGTGCTTGGGGTAATGGTGCAACAGGTGGTGCTGGTGGTGGTGCTTCTGGTGTGTACTTAAATGGAGGAAATGTATTCATCGGTGCTGCTGGTGGAGGTGGTGGCGGTGGATCAGGTGGTGGTTATAACGGTGGTGGAACTACCGATGGTTGCTATGCTGGTGGAGATGGAATGTCTGCTGGTACTAACCTTCATGCAATGACGACTGCAATGGACTTTACAAATGGACTTTCTGGAACTCTTGGTGGATGTACTGCTGGTGGTGGAGGAGGCGGCGGCGGTGGCTGCGGACCTGGTGGTGCTGCCAACGGTGGTGAAGGTGGACAGGCAGGTCAAGGACATAATGGTAATGGTGGTGGAGACGGTGGACAACGTGGAGATTCTGCATACAGATCTGATGTTTGTACTGCTGCGTGGTCTGGTGGTGGTGCTGCTCCAGGACAATCTGGATATGTAACGATTGATGTCCAAGCCACAGTGACTCAGTGGGGAGATAATGGTGGAGGTGGTGGACAAGGTGCATCTGCCACATTTACAATTGCAGGAAAGAATATTGCTGTTACTGTAGGTCTACAATCACCAGGTCAAGGTGGTGGATTAGCACAAGATGGTGCTGATGGTGTTGTAGACATAAGATATGCTGGTAGTGAAGGGGGTGGAGAAACTCCTGGAACTCCATCAACTCCAGCAGGTAGGTATTACCTCACTGATGCAGCTGGTGTACCATCAGGTGCTGCATATACTGCTAATATATGGCAATCATCTACTAATGATGACATGGTAAAGACCACCCCTGGACCAGGATCTACTGACTCTGATAAGTTTGCTATTCCTGCTGGTGCTGGTGCTCCTTCATATGGTGGATTAGTATCAAGATACTTACCGTGGATTGGTGATAGTGCAACGGATAATTTGAGAGAATATTTAGTTGGACCACTTGATATAACCAACGTGAATAAAATAAGATTCCATGTTACAAAAGGTAACAACAGTAATGGTGGAGAATTACCAGATGAAGATCTTATGGTATACTGGAAATTAGCTGATAGTAATCAGACCACATTATTAAATACTATTGTTGCTGCTAATAATGTTGGTAATGATTGGGATGCGTATGATATAGTGATACCAGCAGAGAATAATATAAAACAAAATAACATTAATTTAATTTTGAGACAAACCAGACCTGCTGGTCAGGATGATAATGCTGATATGTCAAAGGATAATTATGGTTTATCTATGATGACTTTATTTTATGATGAAGTTACTACTCAAGTATTCACTCCTTCAGATGGTAGTACAATAGGTGGTATAGATACTGTAACTAGAGTAATCGACCCAGTTGATGCTAGTATGATAGCAGGTGATGGTCAATTCACAATGAGTTCATCTACACCAATAACTACATCTGTTACAGCTCTACCAGAAAACAACATTCCGTTGATTACTAGATACCATAGAGTAAAATATTTGATAAAAGCAATTTAATTATGGATGAACAATTTATCTTTCCAATCGACAAGATGGTTGGAGAGTTTGATGACTTTATTGGCATCTGGAGAAATTTTGTACCAAAACAACTTTGTGAAGATGCAATAGATAAAATTGATAATATATTAAATCACTCTACTAATACTGATGGTATTGGTGATGGAGATAGTCAGTTTCCTAATAGAAAAATGGGAAGAGGTGATGATCAGGTATTTCTACAAGATTATGATCAACAACTAACAGATCAGTTTAATGGTTACTTAAAGTGTTGTCTTAAACATTATTGTATGGAGTACAGTCAACTATTAAATGTGAAGTTGATGTCATACACTGTTAAAGGACAAAAAACTCCACCTTCAGGTGGATACCACGAATGGCATTATGAAAATGCTTCACATCAAACTGC